ATAATTTTAAATTCTAACGTTATACAATCCGTTAGCAATAATTAACTAACTGTTTCTCTTATTAAGGTTTTAGCATCATCTAAATGGTCGCTATTATCTAATATATCAAGCACTTCTTTAACCGTTAACATATTGCTAGCATTGTATAAAAACAATGCTTGGTCTAGTTCTTCTGTTATAGTCTTTAATGCACTTTTATTTAACCCCCCAAGTTGGCTCATAATTGGCAGAGCTTGTTTAAGGTCTATTAATTTTTGTTTCAATTCTTCCATTTTACTAAATTTTGTATTATTAAATCGCACTGTTTTTATACTCGTCCGTTAGGCAACATTTATAATTAGTTTTATAAACCAAACATAGCACCACGCCATTAATCCCGCTATAATCAAACTAGCAATAAAGTCAGTTCCTTTTTTATATGTTTCTTGTTTAGCAAAAGGTGTTATTGTTCTTACTGTTGCTAGTCCAAAAATTATTATTGCAAATACTTCCATCTTAAACGTTGCCTAACAATGTGTATAAGCAATAGCTGTTAGGCGTTTTTACTATTGCAGTTGTTTAATATTTAATTTTGTTTCTATTTACTTAGTTCGTGTAGGCTACTGCTCATACACTCGTCCGTTAGTAATCATTTGCTCGTCCACTCACAACCTTCGCACCTTTCAAAATCTTCAAAAGACTTTTTAACTTTAGTATATCCACAATCAGGACAAACGGAATTGCTAACAATGTGTATATTTAAAGTTTTAACTTTCTTACGTAAATCATCATTACTTTTTTCTAATTTTTCAACATACTTCAATAAACTGTTTTCTGTTATTTCATACGCTTTGTTTTCTGCTCTTAGTTTCTTTATGTCTTCCGTTGCCATAATACTTATTCTTTATTTACTCGTTAAAAATCTAAACATACACTAGCACATTATATAGATTCAGACATAAAAACAAACTTGTCTAAGTTGTTTTTAGCCTCTACTTTTAAAGCCTCGTAAATACGTTCCTTTTGTTTCGTGTCGATTGTTTCAATACCGCTAAGGATATTATTAACAGTTGTTACACTTGTGTTTACCCTTTTAGATAGTTCTTTACGTTGTTTAACGGTGATAAATGTCTTAAAGATTACACCTTCTGTATATGTTATTTTTCTATTCATTCTAATAAGTGGTTAAGGCATAATACGCCTATTATAATTATAATTAATACTATTGCTTTTTTAATAATTGTTTCTACTTTGCTCATTTTTTGTAAGTGTTTATGAAGTTCGTCTCTAATCTTAAATCGAAAAGGCTTAGCTTCGTTGTACTTATCACTATACACAATAATTAAGCCGTTCTTTTCGTCTGTTTTAATCCCTGTGGTTGTCTTCATATCGTTATATTTAAAAATCGTTTAACATTTCTTGTGCCAGTTCTGTAAAACCGTTAACCTTTGCTTTTTTCACTAAAGCAAATGAGGCTTCCCACTGCCAGTATTCTAATTTATCGAATTCACTTCTTATCTGTTGTTCCATTAGTTTCTGTTATTATGTATTTCGTTTGCTTTCTCTATTGCTTTGGTTCTTGCTTCGGGGCGGGTACTCCAAGCGTCATCAATTAAGGTAGATTTATATTTCTTTTCATAAATCCTTACCGTAAATTCAAATCCATCCGTATTGGACCATGGCGTAATATCAATACTCATTCCAACACTATCAAAGAAATCAACTAATACACCGTATTTTGCTGAGTCACATAATAAGTTAAATCTAAGACCTGTAGCAAACCAATCCTCATTACCTTGAGCTTTAACCCATAACCACTGATTAAAATCCTCTTCTGCTTTCCCTGTTAATTCCATTAGTTATAAATTATATTAATAAAATGCGTGTAGTCAATATCTGTAAACGGATCTCCTTCATTGTTGTGGTCGATGTGTTCATGAACGAATTCGTAAAGCCTATCTTTTTGAAGGTCTGTAAATACATGCTCCTCTTCGTCTATGTGCGCGGAATCTTCTAAGATATTGAGTTCTTCTTTGTTTATCTTGCTAATTCTGCAAACAACGTCGTGTTCATCACTTGCTGTTATATCGATTGAGTCCTGTATAATTTCGAGGCTTCTTAAATACGCGTTAAATATTGTCGTTTTCATGGTGTTAAAGTATTAATATCTATTGCTAATCCTTTTTCTATTAACCCGAATACGTCGAAGTGCCATTCTAATAACATAACAGCAAACTTAATCCCTAGCGTTCCTTTATCTATTTTAGAATGCAACCCAACCTCCGAATTGCAGCCTCCTTTTCTTCTTATAACCTCATAGGGTGTGAATTTTTCATCATCAAAATCAATGTTAATTTCAGTAATTAAATCGCTTAATGGTCTTAGTATTAATTTAAATTCATTTACAGATTTACCAGTACTCCCTCCTTCATAAGTGACATGTAATTTATCATCTATGAAATAATAACCGTTTGCTTTAGCTTTTTTAATTCCAACGTAATCACATTCATAATTAGTGATTTCTATTTCCACCCCATTAACAACATGTTGTAGTATTTCTTTATTTTCCATAATATATCTGTTTTTGTTTCTACAAATATACATCTTAATCTCTTATAAAAAAAATATATTTTTAATTATGTTTGTAGAGCATAAAAAAAGAGAGCTGCGTTTTAAGATTGCAACTCCCTCCTTTTTTCCAAAACCAAAAAAACCAGATAAAAACTTATTATGAAAAAATTAAAGTTAATTAATAGATATTCAAATATACATAATTATATTAGATTATACCTAAAAACTTTTTCCTTTCTTTTTCAGGCGCTACTGTTTTGTTAATTGTATTAGACGGTTTCTGTACGCTTTCAGGCGTTTGAATGATGTTTATATTAATAGAATCGGACTTTTTAATCTTATCTATCTTCATTTCTATAGCGTTGTTTATCGTGTTGGTAATGCTTTCCTTATCAATAGCCTTTTCAATAGTTGGCACAAGTTGGTCTATAAGCGTTTTAGACGTTGTTACAGACACTTTATAACCAATAAAGACACCAAATACCACTCCTATTAAAACAATGGCTAAATTCTCTGCTGTGTTCTTAAAGTTTATCATGTTATACTCTTCTATATTCTAATAATCTACTCTTTGGATATGGCTTAATACAATATGTATTGCCTTGATTACCCCCTAATATATAAATCGAATGTTCTGTCTCTGAAATATAAAGACCTACATGCCCTTTCCAACTCTTAACGCTCTCACGCCATAAAACTACAATATCTCCTAATTGGGGATGCTCTACCTGTTCACCAACGTTTAAGAAGCTTCGAGCATGTAGTTTTCTTGTGTATGGTTTACATGATGTTTTTAATATCCAATTAAGAGAGGCGGCACACCATGCCGTTTCGTCTTTTAATTCTGTTCCGTTGTACCCTAAAGAATCAAAGTACTTTAATATTTCTGGATTATCTTTAGAGCCTGCGATTTCTTTAATACCGTATTGGCTTAATGCTACGTTTAAATGATTCATTATTATTATTTATCTTTATAGTTGTTCATGTTTTCAAGTTTACCTAACCACATTTCTATTAAACCTCTTAATCCTTTTCGTAATGACTCTAAAAGCAATGTAACAATGTCCAATTCCTTAACATCCTTCTTTGTTTTAATAACGTACATCGATGTAAGTATCGAATAACCCTCAGACACTAACAGTATTTTTAAAACAATATCTACTAACGGTGTAAAATCATAAGTGTTTAATCCTTTACTGACTAAAGCCAATGTCATAGGTATAAGTATTACGAGGGTCTTTATAGATAAGCCCATAAAAAGCCTCTTAAAACTAAACCGCCTACCCATAACAACCGATTTAACGATTCCAAACCCAGTATCTATAATCATTAACCAAATTAAAATCTTTACCACATCAACATCTATATTTAAAAAGATAAAAACAGAATAAATTGCCGTCTTTATCTGGTTGCCGTATTTACATAACGCTTCAAAGTAGGTTGGGTCTATTTGTAATCGTATCATATCGTTTCTTATAATGTATAAAAATACTATTTTTTTTGATACGTTTAACTAATTAATTTTGTAAGCATATAAATCAAGAAAGCCCATTGAACACTGAAATAAATATCCATAAGACTAAAATAACCTACTTGCGCGATTACTTGGAATAGTTCTAAACCAACCGCAGCGACTACAACGATACCTAAAGACCACGCTTGTAACTCCGCACCTCCTATTATAAACAGTATTATATTTAATGCGAATGCGAATAAGCCAAATATTTGAGCGTGCTTTGCTTTGTCGGGTTTCGGTGAAAAGAAATCTGAGTTATCGAAAAATGCGATTAGTTTATAATATTTATTCCTCATAAGGGTCTATGTTATTATTTATTAATACTTCTAACCATTCCGATTCTATCGTGTAAAAATCGATTTCAGTCCATGGTGTTTTCATGCATTGCTCAGGGGTAATTAACCCGTAAGACATTAATTCTATTTTGTCTTCGTTCCAACAAATAAACCACGTGTTTATATTTGGATAACATAAATTATTTTTATTCATAGTTTTTTTATATTCCGCCCCCGTCTGTTATTGTCCAGCCGTAAGTATTAACTAATGTATCCCTTGCTGCTTCTGCTGCACCTCCTAAAGTGTACTTTGCACCACCAAAACTAACGCTTTCATTAATACTTGGAGATTGCCCCGCCCAACTTATCAAGGTCGCATCATAATTAACAGTCGATATACCAGCAGAGCCTACCATAAAATTAATAAAATTAGTTATATTAGAAATATCCCAATTAGCAAAACTACCATCGTAAGCAACAAATCGAAGCATCTCTCGAATATTAGTTACTTTACTTGTATCCCAATTATCAAAAACTCCATTCGGGAGACTTAATGCGCTACAATTTCTAAGTAACGATTGTAAAGAAATATTTTCATTTGTGTTTAAAACCCACGTGTCTAACCCTTTTATCTCGGTCACTCCACTAATATTAAACATCCCGTTAAAATCTGTTATATTTGAAACATCCCAATTAGACACATCTACAGTAGTTATGTTTGATGTTGTTTGAAACATAGCATTAAGTTTCGTGACATTGCTTAAATCAGGCGTGCTTTTTTTAACAGTTTCTAAAAATTGGCATGAAGAGAAAGAGTTTGCAAAACTACTCCATACTATATTTCCCCATTGCTCGATTGAAGTTAGTTTCTCTTTATCCCCTGAGTCATTCATGTTAATATATGGGTATACTCTACTTATATTAACCTCATATATTCCCGCTCCGCTTGGAAATGTTATTGTTAAGCTACCTGTGTTCCCGTTTATAATCTGCCCGTCACTCGTAGTCACATCGTAATCATAGGTATATGTTCCAGTGTCCGCGGGAATAGTAAACTGATTATCTGCGCTCGCTCCTGTGTTATCTGTTTTTACTTGCATTGTAAAAGAACTAGTCCTAAAAACCCTCATAAACATTTTCTTTCCCATAGCTTACATATTAGTTATAAATGCTGTTACCTCTTCTGTGTCCCCGTTGTGTATTTGTACCGCGTAGAAATTCCATATAGTACCGTCGTATGTGTCGCCTAATAAAGTTATATCTAAATAGTCAAATGTTGGCACAAATTCACCTGTTAACTTCATTGTAAATTCAAGCGTTCTATTTCCTGTTGGTAAATTAATTGACGAAAATATAGTGTCGGCTGTCATTGTGAATTTAAAATCACTGTATAAAGCATGGTTAAATGTTTGTGTTGTAGATACGCTTGCAACATTACGCACTCCTGTTCTTTTTTGACTACTCGTTATAAGATAATCAGTTTCATCTCCTATAGTAGTTCCTTTATATCTTACCCATGCAACGCCGCCTGTAATACTCTCGAAACCGCTTGCATCCGCTATCTCGTAAAGTACATAATCAACTTGATTACCTTGATCTGCTAATAACGCTGGTAAGTCATTGTAAGAAGTAGATATATAAGGTTTAACTGTAAAATCTATTGACTCGGTTAAAGACTCATAAGAAACCTCGATATTTGTTTGAGTCCCTGCGTTTATTGCTTGATTAACAAACTCTAAAACTTGTGCTTTAGTTAGTTTCGTTTTCCAATCGTCAACACCTAATTCCGATGTTATCGCGGCTGCTATTTCCGCGCCTGTCATATCATCCTTAGCACCGTCCTCAACGTTTAAAGCCGATAAAAGACTTGCTTTAGATATAACACCCGTTAAACCTACAACGCTTGTAACTTCTGATGTGCTTTGTGTTTGAATCCAATTAGCAGCGAAAACAGTAGTACTTGCGTTATCTATCTTAGCAATAATACTATCACCAATAGCAAACGATACACCATCAACCGTTCCCGCAACGTTTACAATATAAAACCAACCTATTAAAGCAGACCCGCCGCCAGGAAACGTGCCTACTGAAGCATCCCAATCATCTTTAATTATCAACCCACTACCTAACGCATCAACATCAGTTTTTAATACATCTAAATCAATACTATTAACAACCGTAATATAACCTAATTTGGTTTTTTCCGCATTAGTCATGAAAAGGTTAATAGTACCTTCTGTTATATCGTCAGAATCACCAATTATAGTACCGCTACCCGATTCAATCCATGAAGCGTTTGTAAGCCCCCCGTTTAACTCGTAGGTTTGATTCTCTGCAACAACATGAACCAACATGCCGAGCCATCGTTTAGACGTTTGTATATTGTCCCTGTCGTTTATCGTAGTGACTTGTCTATTAGTCTCTATTGGTGAAGCAAACGTTCTATCGAATTGATAACCTAATAACTCTGCCATCTATGAAAATTTAAAATTATGTAAAAAACCACTAAAATCACTCATTGTATAATCTGTTCTAAATACACGATAAAGATAACCATTTAATGTTATATCTGATAAGTATATCCAATCACTAACAACATTGCTAGGGCTTGTATTTGTGTTTACAACCTCAACAACTCCTAAAGACTTTAAATGTATAAAGTAAAGATAATTATTATCTTCATTGGTAAATGTAACCGTAACATTTTTATTATCTATTTGGTTTATGTTTCTAACATCTAAAGCAGCCGTATTTAAGCTTACATCATCAGAACTCCAAAGGTATTGTATCGGCTGTAATAAAGGACACGCATCAACAGTATTTAAACTCCTTTCTTGTTTGAGTTCTCCGTAAGTTTCAGAAGCTACATTTATATTAATTAATTCTTCTAATAAATAACCTGTGTTTTCACCGTTAACAGTTTCACACCATGAATTTCCTGTATATTGGAAAAGCGGCAATGTGCCGACAAACCCCTCGCGACCACCATCAGGTAAAACATCGTTACTAATCTCAAAGAATGTAGCATCTTCAATATATTGCTTCGCGCTATTTATAGAGCCCCTTTGAAGTATAAACCTAACATTTGGTATTGCATCAAAAGTATAAACAGCACCTAGTGATGGGTTTTCTATAAAGATAGACGCTTCAAATATCCTTTTAGGTTTCGCATACTGTCTCATTACATCTTTTACAGTAACCAACCCAATAGAGCTATTTGCGTAATCTTCGTTTAATGTATTCCAGAAGTTTTTACCTCCGCTAACATTAGTTGGAACTATTATATTAGAGATATGATTAACGTCTTGCACATCGCCGTTAAATACCGTTATAGGATCAGGCTCAAGAGTGTATTTTGTGTTCGAGTTCTCATAAATATAATCGTTTAAAGGAGACAATTTATCTTCATCAGAAATATAACCTAATTCAAAACCCGCTACTCTTGGGTCTTCTATGAAGTTGCCGCTTGTATCAATCATACCCGTATTTATACCGTATATGGTTTCAGTTAGGAAATTAGTATTATAGTAATGGTATATTAGGTTGTCATACTCAACCCATCCCACGTTTTGATTAACTCCAACCCCTTGATGGTGTATAAATAAAGTTCCCGATGCGGGTGCTTCTGGAATATCTAAAATATTATTGTACCATCTAAATTTTCTTAATTCAGTATTAGCTGTATTTGTGTCAGAATCCCAATCCACGGACGCGCTGGGGTTTATTACAAGGGTTTTAGCATCGTAAAAAGCATGATTAAAATCATTATTAAAATCATTCGGTTCGTATTTAAGCCATATAGCCTCATTATAGCTATCGGTCTTATTCATAAGACACCACCATCCGCCGTTTTCTCCTTTTAATATGAGCTTTAATAATGGTTTAAAATATACAGCCCCGCCATTGTTGAAATTAGCCATGTCAGCCTTACCTCTATATTTATGCCATATATTAAGCGTAAATAAATCACCTCTAATTATAGAGGGTTGTTCTGAGAATAAAAGTGATTTATCAGGCGTATTCCCATAAAAAGTTCCCGCAGTGCTAATACCTGTTTTTTGAGTCCAAAGCTCGAGGCATTTATCAAATCCTATTTCGTCAAACGGGGCGACATCTTCCCGCATTCTCATCATGCCTAAGCTATCGGAATAATTAGTATAACGCTCCCAAAAAGCAGGAGCAGCCAACGCGCTTGTGTTATTAAAGTCGTAAAAGTTACCGTTTTTTAATAAACTCAAAGGATCGTCTCCCTCTCGTAAAAACGTATATTCATAATTCATTCTAAACGCCTTATAAACCTCATCCATTCTCATTACGGAATCGTCACTCAAGATATAAGCGTCACTACTATCACAAGGTATGTCCCTCGTATCGTTTACAATTTCGTAATTAGGTAAGTAAACCGCTAAAGTATTATATTTACGCCAATACAATTGAGTTACACCTGTTCCGTAATTCGCATCTGTATTAATAGTTTTTATTCGCCATGTGCCGTTTTCTTGATATAATTTAGCACCGAAAATATATAAACAATTTTCGATAACCTCATAGCAGTTCCACTCTTCCCCTGCTCTAGACCAGTAAGGTTTCTCTCTTGTTTCTGTTTTATTTATATAGGTTCTAACGTTTACATAAGCGTTCGCTAAAGGATCAGCGTCTCTTGTGTCACCTGTTTTAGTCATAGTTTTTTCGTAACTATCAACGCATGCCCATAAATCTAAACCTAAATCTAACTTTCTTAATATCTCGGTAAATATTAATATAAAAGGAAATTCAAATTCATTATTATATACTAAATCCTGATTCCCATAAGGAAACCCGTTATCATCTCTAAATTGAAATGCTTCTAAAGTGCTAAGACCATCAGCCGCTTGTATATTAGCATGGTAAAGACCTCCTTTTAACTGATAGCTAAACCCGTTAGGGATAACAAACCCAACCCATTTAATAGAACCATCGTAATACTGTTCAACTTTAAATTCCCTCTCATCAGCCGACCAAAACTCTTCAAAGTCCACACCGTTATCAGTACCGAAAACCATATTGACGCTTCCTACGCTTGGGCGTATTGGGCTGAACTTAAAGTCTTCTGAACTCTCGTAATCAACAATCATAGGGTTAACATCTGCTTCTAATTCGGTTGTGTCACCTACATACTCGTTTTGGAGTATAGAAACCCTGTAATTATGCCCGAACTTATCGCAATAAGTAATAAAGTATTTTTCTGTATATGCCATTAAAAGAATCTATTATTATTTTTCCCTGCTCTTGCATTTGATAAATTAATATCACTACCTCGTAAAGAGCCATAAACTCGTATTGATTGATTTGTTAGTCCTGCTCCTGTGCTTGGTGCTAAACTGCCTAAATTACCGCCTCTAATAGCGTTGTATAAAGCCGCTTGCTCCATTGGGCGTAGTATTAACTCGTTTTTATTTAACATCGCTAGATTGTCATCACCAGAAAAACCACCTTTTGCAAAAGAGCCTATTGACCCGAATGCAGAACCTACAACACCCACTAAAGCGGCAATCATTGTAGGTATAGAGAATATAGCACCCGCACCTGTAGCGGCTCCTGATTCAGCACCTCCTGCGATGGCTGCTCCTGTAGCTTTAGCTGTGTCTAGCCCTATACTTGTAGCTGTAGCTGCTGATTTAGCAGCTAATTGAGAGGCGTAATTTGCAATCATTCCCGCTAATAAATTACCTAAAGAACTAAGAATAGAACCCGTAAAAGCGTCTACAACCGCGCTACCTGTTTTCAAATCTTCCGCTATTTGGTTAGATAAAGCACCTATCGCGCTTCCTGTGGCATCTGAGAATATTTTAGCGTTTTGTTCCGCTTTATCAAAAGCATCATTAAGGTCTTTAAAGACTTGTTTACCCTCTTGAAATAAACCAGCAAAAGGATCGACCTCTATTTGAACACCCTCCCATCTTGCTATAAACTCATTTCTAACCCTGTCATCTTCTTTTATTTGGTCGTTAGATAGTCGAGCAAATAGTTTTCTTTTTCTTTCAGCTAAAGAGGCAGCACTTTTAAGAGATTTATCATTTGACTTACTTTCTTTATCATCTGTTTTAAATAAAGAATCAAAAGCAAATTGCTCACTTAGCTTACTTTCTAAAAAACTAGTTAATTCGTCTATTTCCGAAACTATATCCTTTGTCTCTTCTTTTATAGAGCTAGATATAACCTTTTCTTTAACTGTTTTACTTAAGCCTTTTTGTATTTTCTTATAATTCTTACCTAAAGAAGCAAAAGCAAGTCTTTGCTCATCATAAGATTTGTTTACGTTTCTATTAGTGGTCGCTAATCTGTTACCTTCTTTTACAGCGTCTTTTTTAGCATCAATTTCTTCCTCTGCTAATTCTAAAGCCTTTTCTTCTATTAATTTAGATATACCCCTTATTTGAGCCTGTCGTATTATGGATTTAGAAAGCTCATCCACTGCAAGTTTCGCCTTGCTACTATTAACAGTCTCAAGTGTTAAATTTCCTAAGTAATCCTTGTATTTTTCATTAAGCTTTTTTATAGCCTCTTCCCTTATAGCTTTACTATTAGCTTCGTTTTGCGCTAATCCGATAAGAGTTTTAAGTTCTATCTGTTCCGCTCTTGCTTCGCCTAAGAATTCCTTAGTTGCTTTAGCTAATTTATCAGTAGTACCTATCATTGCAAGCATCTCATCACCATAAGACACCATTAATGAAGTAACCGCACTCACGGCAAATAATATCCCCGCGGGACCCGATAACGTGCCTAACATAGCTTTTAACGCGGACTTTGCGCTTCCTGTTTTCGCTTGTAGATAACCAAATTGAGATGTTAATTGTTGTATATTATTCGCGACACCTTGAATACCGAAAGGAGCATCTTGAATAACCCTAGAGAATTCTTGCATTGCAGGCGCGGCATTTACCCCCGCTTTGCCTACCCTGTTAACGCCTTTAGCCGCTGCCTTAGAAGATGAACCGCCTAATTGCTTATATCTTTTATTTAAAGTATTTAATTGCTTTTCTGACTTTCCTATTTGTGTATCAAAACTCTTTTGGACTCCCTCTAATCGTTTTAAGTTCTTAGTATAAGTCGCCTCAGATATTGCGCCCGATTCATAAGACTTTGATAAACCGTCAATAGATTTCTCAACCGAAACATTACGAGATATTAATTTCTGTAAGGTGGCATTAGTCTTTTTTACGCTGTTTTCCGTTTTGGCTAAAGCGTCAACTAATCCTTTTACATCTGCCCCTATCTCGACTTTAAGCTCTGCCATGTTCTGCCTTTTTTAATAAATATTCTTGATACTTTTCTAAAAACCTTTTCTTGTGTGCTTCTGTAACTTGTTTCGGCTTGTCTCCTGATATATTCCAAAACTTAGATTCTGTCATGCCTCTTAGTTTTTTAGGGTTCTGGTAGGGGCTTATATAAGTTATCCATGCTTGACGTCTTAGTTTATACTCTTCCCTTTTCTCTGACCTATTGAAACTGAAAAGGCGAAGTTCAAACTCCGCCCATGTCATTCTGTAAACATAATCTAAAGATGAGCATTTTAATTCACCAATAGCCACCGATATAATATCATTAGCCCAATCTACTTTTTTTTTTCGACTGTTAGATTAGTTTCACTTTCAGTATCTTCTTGTTTAAGGTTAAATAAACCTTGTACGGACTTTACAAATTCAGCCTCCCAATCAGTAATTATTTTAACCTCAGCAGTATCATTTATGAATAGGTCTACCCAGTCGCGCTTAGAATAGATAAAGATTTTATCGTCTAAATACGCTTCTGTTTTAGCAGAAACATACATTAAGTCAACAATATCGGCACGAGTCTTTAAACTGGTTAATAACTCGCCTAATTCCATTCCTAAAACGCCTTGAGCCTTACCTAAAAAGTACAACCCAAAACCAAAACTAATTTCTTTACCGTTTATGGTTGCTTTCATTTATTACGCGTTTGGATCGGTTAATACAATTGCACCAGAACCACTTAATGTAGCACTAAACACGCTGAATTCACTAACCGCTTGATCTAAGTTTAAATCTGTTAAAATCGCTGTTCCGTAATAGATTGTATCTGCTAAACCCGTGTCTAGTTTCCATTCAGTATCTTCGTTAGCCATTTGCTTTACTAATAACCAATCATGAGACGCTTTCGTGATTTCACCACCTACTGAGGTCGTATCAATATAATTACCATCACATGAAATATCATAGCTGAATTGGTCGCCTTGTCTAATTGTATTGCCTGGATCACACTTAGTATTTGTTTCTAAAACACTTAAAGCTGTTGCCAAAGAGTTTGAAGTTAGACATGCTATCGGTCTATAAGCTGCACCATCCCAAACTGATAGTATACCCTCTTCGCCTTTAATGAATTGTTCTCCTGCCATTATAGTAATATTTTATTGTTTATGTAAAGATAATAAATTTAATTGATAGTTAATTCAATACGTATAAACTTTCTAAATACGTTTTCATTCTGTGTCTCGCTTGAAATATCATTAGGAAAATCCAATACCTGATTTTGCACTTGAAACCCTCCTTCTAATACTAAGTTATTCACTAAAGCCCGTACAGCGTCCGTAATATCATCTGCAAGCACTCGACTACCTGTATTCCCTGTTATTGGGTAACGTGTAAAAACATCTAGTAATATGCTAGACTCCCAAACATCACCGCATTTAGTAAGTTCGTTTACTTGATTTGTTTGTGTAGACATTAATACATAGTAAGAAGGTATAATGTTCGTGCTTACTTTGCTATCAAAACAAGGTATAACATTTCCGTTAACAGTTATGTTATTTATTTTGTCGCTTATAGCTTTTCTAATCCATTTATCTGGAAGTGTTAATATCATATGCTTTTTGTTAAATCGTCTAAATCGTCTTGTAAATCCTTAATATACTGAATCCTACCTTTAACGAACGCAGGATATAAAAAAGGTCTTGCGGGTAGGTTTATTTCTTTAACGCCTTTACCTTTAAACTGAATAGCTATTTCTTTTAGTTCATCAGGCACTTTAACCATGCCACCCGTTCCAAACTCCACATAAGCCGCGTATGGTGCGTTACCTGTTGCATTAGCCGACACTTTCCAGTTAAGGTTATCTATTTCAAGAGGCTTAATGCTTTGCTGTAACTTGCCAGTCTTACCTACTTTAGCGGCTATTTTTGCATTGGTGGCAATCTCTTGAGCGTTGGCTTTGGTTGTTTCAGAAATACGTTTAACACCCTCTTTGCCTAAAGACTTTAAATCCTTAATAAACTTATCATATCCCTTTATTTTGCCTATAGCCATTAACCTCCTTTAATTATTCCTGTTGACCCACTTACTATAATATTGCTCGTGCCGTCTTCATTTGATACAAATAATTGAAGCTTATCTCCTGTTGATAAAGTGAATAACCCTACTGAGGTTATACCTGTAGGCGTTGAGTTTTCGGTGCAGCCCATAGTTTTGTCTTGAACCACAAAACCGCTACCAGTATCTATAGCAATCTTACTACATATCTTATCTGAGCCTCCGCCTTGTTTTTCAACGGTTGAAAACACCATAAACTCAGCCTCTATATTTCTAATACCAATGTATTCAATTATACCTGCTGTCGATACTGTAAACCTATCATCTATATCAGAAACCCAATTAGAACCCCCTACAGGGGTGTAAACACCTTGATTCCCTCCTCCTATCGAAACTGTTCGCGAGGCTGTTAAATAGCAGTCGGCTAATTGTCGTGAGTTTAAAGTTGTTCCATCTACAAAAGTATTTCCCGTAAATTGCCATTTTAAATCCATTGTATCAATACCACTTAACGCTGTTCCTATCCCGTTAAATAAATTGCTACCCACTAATGCACGACCTCCTGTTTTTAGGTTACCACTACTAGACATGCCGCTTAATATAGTTGTTCCATTTGGAGATACAAATCGACACCCCGAACCAATATCTATAATATCAAAAGTCGCTGTACCTAAATCAAACAAAGTCCCCGTCCATGATAACGCTAATACGTTAGACATGTTTATCTGAGAAGCTCCTGTCCCCGTCCATAATATCCCGCTTGTTGTAGCAGACACAACTGTTAGTGTTCTGAAAGAAGACGTAAAAGCATCTTCAATATCGAATATTGAATCACATGCCCTTATAATAACATTATCACATACAAGACTCTTAAACGTTAAGGCTGTTGGTACTGTAAATTTAATAACCTTTGCATTAGGGCAATTAAAACCGATTTTCTCAGGAAAGAATGCAGCATCTACACACGTAAAGAAGTTGCCCGAAGTTGTAGATGTTAAAGTCGAGGCTGTTCTATGCGCTCCCAATATTACTATGTCGCCATCGGTACACGTGAATCTATCGCTACCCATGTCGATATTAAGAGAAGCGACAATATAAGCAATCTTATCACCGCTATTAGGCACTAACTCCCTAACCCCACTAACAGCATCAGGAAAATCATCAGGCTTATTTATGGGTACTACATTTGTATATAATTGACCTTTTACAAATATACCTAACTCTTCAGTATTGCCACCAACTCTATTAGCTGTATTCGCACCCTCTATTGTTTCATCTTTTATAACAACCGAGGCGGCTATTATTGCGTCTATTTCTTCTTCTAATGTTGCCATATTTATAAAAATGTATTATCAAATGTATTGTCAAATGTAGGTATTGCCACAACTGGACTATTAGTAATATTTGTCAAAGCTTCTCTAGCTGCTATTATTTCGATGTAAGTATCTTTTAAGTCTACGCTTATTGCGCTTGTCTTTATAACGTATTTAACGTCTTTATATTTAATGAATTGATTAACCCCGTTGTAAGTTATATCGTTTCTGTATCTAAGTGTTACTATAATTGCAGATGATGGGTCTATTATGCCTAAATCACTTATTCTCTGAGTATTTCTAGCCGTATTGGAAACGGTTTTAATCTTCGCCCATGAAGACGCTAAAAACGTAGATTCTTGAATAAACCCCCCGAAACCATCGGAGACAGGAGCATCGCCCCAAATCTCGACTCTCTTAGTAAACATTCGTCTTTGTCTCATGCTTTGCAATTAAAGTTACTCCCTTTTACCGTTATGTCGTATGGATCAATCCCCGCACTTTTTAACCATGAATAAACATCGTTTTTGTTTGCTTTTTCGTTGAATTTAACAGTTCCGTTAATATTATAACCGCCTAATACTTTGCCGTCGATATTAACATCCTCTAAATCATTCATTAATTTATGTATATCTATTTGACTCATAGTATAAATCTACTGTTAACGCTTAAAAACTCCTTTGTGTAAGAAGGTAATGTTTCTGTAAATGTTTTCTTTTCGTCTTCTTGATTGTAAAACATTGCGCTTATAATCTCAAGCCCTGCGTCTATCATTTCGTTAGGCACATTTGCAGGATCAGTATATCCGACATTTAAAGTAAGTACGCTCGAATCCGTAGAGCAGTAAATACTATAAAGCGTTTTAACCTCAATAGATACGTTTTCCGTAGGTTCTACTGTCGAGTTAATAGGGTAATCGTAAATCCTTATCAAGTTATCTATTACAACAAAATCCTTATCTCTAGCGTAAACCATAACATTAGTACGCTTTTCTACATAAGCAAGCGCGCTCTTTATCATGCTCGTTATTTCCGCGTCCGTCTCGTTTTGAGTGTCATCTATCCTAAGATAGCTCTTTGCGTCCGCTAAAGGTATTACGTCTAAGTATGCCATTTATTTAGTCTTTTTAACCTGTTTAAGCTCCTTAGTGGAAACTTTGTCTTTATCTTCTTTGATGAGCATGTTATCGATGTCTTTGCGAGTACCTAAATATTTACCACCTCTTAAATATGTCTTTTTCTCAACCGTGCAATAAAAATCAACTTTAACTATCATAATGTGTTTGTATTATCAATATTATTTATATCAAAGATAACAAATTTTAAGCATAAAAAAACACCCCTAATAAAAGAGGTGTCTTAATCTATAATAATATAACTAATTGTTAATTATACCGCGGTAAAATCACCGTAAACTAAAGCGGCTGGTTGTTCAACCGTTAAAGCCGTTTGGCTCTCAATTCTTGCAGTAATCATATTCTTAACAAAGTTTGTGCCTTCTTCTTCTGAGAATGCTAAAGACAATCCTTCTGTGTTGATTTTTGATACTCTTGACCAATCACCAATATAGTACTTATTAGCAGGTAACCAACTAGAGCCCTTTAACACTTGCACTCCTGCAACTCTTAAAACACCGCCCTCATAAGTAACCGCGCTTGCTAAATCTGCTTTTGCTGTCTTTAATATACTTAAATAATCAGTAGGCTTAACAACAATTAAATTAGTTTCTGTATAATCAGAATCTTCTAATTTACCGATTTCATTTATAAGCATCTCCGCTTTCGTTTTACCTGTGATAATTTCAGTCGATGCTGTAGCGTCTGCTGCTAAAATCAATTGGAAAGCTGCGTTTTCCGCTTTAAAGTAATCACGTCTTAATAACATAGGAATAGAAGACGTAATATAAGAAAGGTTATTTCTCATTTTTCTGCTATACCTAGTGAAACCTGCGATAAAATTAGTAGATACATCTACAGTCGCAAAATCATAATCAACTTGGTTTTTGCTAGCTCCTTCTGTTTGATCCCCGATAGCACCTTCTGCCCCTGTTTCTCTAGTGTAAGTATATGTGCCTCCACCAATAGAGATATTGCGCGCTAAATCGGAAATATTAACTTTCTGAGAAGGGAAATTAACAATGTCAAAGTTATAATCTCTTGGCTCATCACCTGTTAAATTTCCAGTTGTCATATCACCGACTACTTTAGTCTGCACTTCCTGCCCTTTCTTAACATTCAGAATACCTTCCGAATTATCTTTAATAGCTTTGACAAGTATGTCAACTTTAGGTGCTCCTTGAACGTCTTTAGCTTGTAACTTAATATCTAACTTATCTAAATGCTTTTGCATCTCGTCAGTTACTTCTTTTGACTCCGCTTTAACAGCATCAACAGCCGTTTTAATCTCTAAGGTCATTTCTTCCTTATGCTTAACTTCAAACGCTTTGATAAGCGTGTCCGCTTGCTCTTTAGACTTACCCTCTAGTTTTGTGGTTAAATCTTTTAATTCTTTCTCTAAATCCATTGTTATAATGTGTTAATGTAATCCGTTAGTATTCCTTTTGTAATCTGTAGCGGCTCAAGGTTAGGAGTGTTATCGTCTAACGGCTCTTTATTGCTAAGTGCTTTTAATATTGTTTCTATTTCTTTTAATCGTGTATCTGAATATTTGAGGTCATAAGATTTCTCTATTAACTCCATGATCCCGTAAAGGCTTTTAATACTCTTAATATCTTGCACGGTGCTAAGTTCGTTAGCCGCCCAACTAGACAGAAAAGAATATTCCATTAGTTTATACTCAGTAATGATGCTCTTATTCTTAGCGTCTCTATTCATTACGCCATAACCAATAGATAATTCAGCGTTTAAACCGTTATCTTTCATTAGTTGAATATCCGTAAACATATCCCGACTAACCTCTTTTTTAAGGTTGAACTGGGTAGTGGTAAGTAAACCATAACTATCCTTAGAATCAATCTCTAAAGGAACGCCAAGCGATACCGTTGGAATATGATCCTTTAAGACTCTAATACGTTTATAATTCTCGTTTACGGTCTTAGTAAATGAACCTTTAGCACTTATATCACCATCACTATCTTTAAAGTCGTAAGTATTAGCGTAAGCCTTAATAACGCCTTGAGCCTCATCAAAATCCTTGATGTCGATAGATACCTGTTTAAATTCCATTCTATTCATAAGTAAAACCTATTGATTGATACAAAGATAATAAATTTAATTGATAGTTATTATATAGCCTCAACAAGTTCTTTTTTAGTAGGGCTCTCTTTAAATGTTCGCGTTATTTTTATTGCTGTACATTGACATTCGCCATCAATCCAATGCTTGTAGGTTATTAAAACCATGCCCTCGACAATGCTTTCTAGTAGTATTTTTGTTGCTATCATATCCTTACTATTTTACCGTTTCCGTCTCTTCTCGGTGTTTGGGAAACGGTACATCTACAATTAATTATGTTGCCACCGCTAGTTCTTGCACCGCTTTTAGTTGTCTTTGCTCCCGGGTAAGCGATAAGCTCACCACTCACATTAAAATCACTACCTAAAGGAACTTTAACTAAAGTCATGTGTACGTGATCGAATCTATCAGGAGGCGTGCGTCTAGTACGTGCGTCTATTGCACTAATCCAAACCTTGTCCATTACGACACTCGTAGTTTTACCTGCTATTATAGCCGCATTATTTGCCGCCGTTGTGGTTTCTGTTCGTGCTATTCTTAACGCCTGCCATCTGTAAAAGTTCCGCCTGTTAACCATTTCTTTTATCTCTTTAGACATTTCTATAACTGTTTTACCCTCGCTAAAGCCTTTTGCTAGAATGTCCTTGATATACGAAACATAAGTATTTGTAACACTTGTAATGCTGTCTCCTGCATTCTTCAGAACCCAATCAAATAAACCTCTTGTGTATTCGTTTTGAAACGTGAACGCGTTAAAGTTCTTAATCTCTTTATTGATTGACTTACCAACAACTAAACCATGAGTTAAGCCTATTTGCCGATATATCTCAAAGTAAGCGCGCTCAATCTGTGAATCTAATACAAAGTTATCTAATACGGTTTCGTAATTCTCCTCAGTCATTATAACAAAAGGTAATTTCCTTGTCATGTCTACAAAAGCCGCCCTCATAATATTATAAGAGCGTCGTTCGTATCGTTTAAGTAGTCGCAACCACGTTTTCCTGTATTTCTGTATATTCATTGCTTACCAGTCGGCATCATTGCTTAGTTCATCTTCACCCCAAGAGATTAGATCACCTACACAATCTCCTGACTGTGAACCGCTTTTACTGCTATTGTAATCTGTATCTCTTTTCATAACTACCAATTTAAATCGTTTAACATTGTAAATCTTGTTTCATATCTATTAAATTAAATCATCTTCACCCTCGAAGATTATATCCCCCATTGATATATCCCCAACCCATGTTCCTCCTTTACTATTAAAACCTGTTCTACCTTTTTTCATATCTATTCTGTATTATTATTATCAATATTCATATCATCAATACCCATTATAGCATCTGATAAGGTCTGCACGTTTTCGCTCACTGTAAATACTTCCATGTCAGCTTCATCACTAGCAGCGTAGTTAATAGCTAACCTGTATTCGTTTCTGTGTATAACACCATCCTTTAAAGCCGTACTAAGACCTTCTATCAATTTGCCTAAGTCCTCCTGCATTTCGGGAAGTTGCGTCTCATCAAAGTAAAACACCGTATTTTGATAACCTTTATGCTTTATGAAATCAGCGTTTAAAGCCGTTTCTAATAGTCTAAGGTCTGGTATTACTCCTGTGGTAATTGCGCGACGTATAGCAAATTTATAATTGTCATACTTAGCACCAGCATCATTGTTTAATAGTTTGTTATCCCAAATTAATACATTACATATTTGCTTTTGGTCGTAATCCAAGTAATCAAATACTTTTAATTCGTCCGCTGTTAATGAAATACGCGTAAATACAACCTCTTTAGAACTGCCTGCAATATTAGATAAACGCTTAGTATTGTTATCCATTTCAACTAAACGCTCCTTTAATGCCGCTGCCTGTGTCTCGGTTAACGGCTCTTTAGTAGACATAAACCCAAACACACCGCCATTCGCTAAAGTCTTAGCATTTAATGCTGTTGCTTCGTTAGATGATTGTATATTATCTAACGCCGATCTTAGTCTTGACATGCCGTATAAATGAGAGCCTGCTAAATCAAAGTTTGGATTAGGGAGTTTTATATGCATCATGTTTTCAGGCATGATTTTAACACGTGTATCACCTTGAGTCATTAAATAATATGCTATAGGGTCTTCGCTACTTAATAAGTCAACGTTATCCTTTAGAACGATTTCAATCAAATGAGCAGGTAGCACATAATATTGCATTGGCACGCCCGAATTAACACCATGCTCAGGAAACACCTTGTAAGCATAGAACTCGCCAACGCAGTTAATAAACACCGTATAAAGTGCTATAAAGTCACCCCATGAGCAGTTAGGGTTCGGCATATCAATAGGCATAGGCAAATCTTTGTCTTCAAACGCCTTAGTTTCTAATTGTATATTCTTGATTAATGAACGACTGTCTATGCCGTCTCTAGTAACGTTCTTAGCTTGTAGAAACTTATTCTTTTGTGTTTCGTCTTTTATTACCTTTATACAATAAGGAATCCTGTTAGCCTCGGTTGCTTTTTGGTTAACTACTGCAAATACATCAGCATTAGCGTTGTAACCTTGCTCAATATAAGTTGTTCTGTTAGTATCGTACTTAGTGAACTTAACCCCTAACGAATATAGCAATTGGTTAATTATAGTATTATCTACATTAGCTCTATTATCTACATTTACTTCTTTACCTACCCTGTGTAATTTATAGCCAAATAGCCTCATTATATATAATAATTATAGTTAGTTCAAAGATAATAAATAAAATCTATTAAGTTAGTGTTATTAAAAGACAAAGAAATCCTGTTTTAATCCGATGCTTTCCATTTCGTGATAACGTATTGCATCAATTGCATGGTTGAA